TAGAGTTTTAATTGACTCAAGCGGAAACGTTGGTGTTGGAACTACAGTCGCAACGGGAGCTGCGAATGCAAGCAACACTACGATTCTTAATGCAGGTATCGTCACTGCAAATAATTACTACGGACAGGGTGGAACACTAACACTCGGAACTCCATCTGATAGTTCTTTGACAGACGGAGCACTCAACACTCTCACATCTTCATCAAGTCTCGTTAATAGTATTGATGATCTGAACGAACTTGGATTAAACATCATCAAGGACACTGCAGTAACAGATGTTGACTTCACCGCAAACACAACCTCGGGTGCTGCAACCTTAGCAGTAACACTGACAATTACATCTTCAGGTAATGCTAACCGCTTTGATATTGACTGGGGAGATGGTAGCAGTGACCTCAATTCAACTGATTCAACTCCTTCTCATAACTATACTGACACTGACGGTGGAACATATGACGTTACAGTTACTGCTAAAAACAGCAGCGGTGTAGGAGCAGGATCCTCACAGTCAATCACTAAAGAAAACTTTATTACGGTCTTTACTCCTGCCCCAGTAATGGGATTCAGCCTATTCAGAGCATCTACTGGTGGTTCTGCTCTGACTGGCAACGACCTTTATGTTGTTGACAATACTGGAGGAACGAACTCCTATCATACTCTGCAC